GGCGCTGCTTGAACGCCAGGAATTTTCCACCGGACCGTCATCGCCAAATTGCCAAGAGCGACGGAAACTGGTTGCATCATAATTACCCACGGTAGCGGATAGTGGGCTCAACAAATTGCCTTCAGAATCTGATGGGATAACTCTCAGCAAGTCAGGTCGTTTGTATTGCTGCAATACATAAACTCCGGCCGGGTCTCGTACGAAGCCAGCTTGCAAGTCTTCCCACAACACTAAGTTACCCGAAGTATACGGTGCAGGACCGTATTCATTTTGCCACCAATCGGGTTCTTGACTAAATCCCAGCATTTCCCAGGGACGAGTATTAGGATAAATTGTATCGTAGAAGTAATTGTAGATGCCTCTCCAGGCACCTGGCAAAACGTCACCGGTTAATCTATCTGCACTCTGGCTATAATTCCAAGTAAATTGGTTGTTGGCCAAGTACCGTTGGGTAGTATAGTCTAGTTTGTTCCATCCGATCCAGCTCAAGAAGCTGGTGCTTAGTATTTGATTGATCTCACCAAGATTATAATCCGTGGTACGGAACTGTCCCGGAAGAACATCTGCCAAGTCAATCGGAATCGGTGACTTGATCTTGAGATTATTAAAGATTCGTGTTTCAAACTCTAACAATACTTGATCTCGGAAGTCGCCAAATGCGCGAGTAATCGACCCATCGTGCCCTTGAATTACCAGTGTATCAGTTACCGATGTTTGGTCAACAAACATTTGTGGAAGATATGCCGGATACAGTCCCATTTTTGTCGGAGTGTTAGGTATATAACTACCATAGGTTTCCGAGTACTCTCGAATAGCAATTGTATCGCCTACTGCTAGTGGTGCGATAATTGTTACTGTAGGGCTGTCAACACCCACAGTGTACTCGTATCCAAAAGTTAAAATGTTACCATTAAGATAGATCAGTAGCCCTTGAAAGTTCGACGAAGTAAAATCATACACGTATGTGGTATCAAATACCGGAGTAGAAATTAACGAATAGGTATATGTGTTTAGTATATAAGTTTCGCCAGACGGAATCATGTCCGACCAGTAAAACGGTAGTTGATCAGACTTGCCAACTGAGATTTCAAGTATCACCTGGTCCAGAATTTCTGTGGGAGTATTGTTAATAAAATCTCCCTTGCTCACTAGGTCTAGGAAAATAGCCTTGTACTTTTCATATTCTTGACCATTGAAGCGCAACGAGTTAAACAGTTCATACTGCTGTCGACGCAGGAACACACCAGTCAACGTCAGCGGTGAGCTGTTTTGAACAATGTTAGTGCCATAAGGAATAATATCACCCAAGTCACGTGTGTTGTTTGCTCCGTTGATGTGTCCTTGAATATCTTTAAGATTCTGCCCAATGCTGTTGTAATGATTACGGATGGTACCTAATGTAAACGCATCGCTATTCTCATTCAACGGATTGTTTTCTAAGTTTAGCGGAACTTGATAGTACGCAAAATTACTACGCACATCACTAATAATCTGCGCCTCAATAAGTACGCCCACTAATTGAATACTTGTAAATGTTACAGTGGTAGTGGTAGTGGTACTAGTTATAACATATTGTGTAGGATCAATAAAGACCCCTTCAATAAACAGTTGCAACACCGGATACACTGTATCGGTTGCCGGTGGAACATCAAACACCAGCGGCACACCGGTGTAAGTAAAACGGAACACTTGACGGCTACGATTTTCAGCAGCCGCAGTTTGCCACCCAATTAACGGGCTAAACTGGGTACGGTCAATGTATTGCCGCACAAATCCCTGGCTGATTGGTATTTCAGAGCTGACGTTATTGCGCACATAGATAAAACTGTCAGTGTACAGGTAGTTGGAAAATAAGATATCGCCAACATTGTTGATGTTGAGATATTTTAATCCAAACCCCAGTACAGCATCAGTTCGCGCTGTGCCGCCATCGGTATACCCAAACAACCGACTACCAGTAAAGGTCGAGCTTGGATACACTGATCGATCAGCATAACTCACTCCCTGTGAGTCTCGAACGTTAAACAACGGTGCTTGGTTGACGCTGGTTTTTTCTTGTGCCAGATTCCACACCGCACCGTCATACCAAAAGCTTTGTCCTTGGCGGTTAACTCCATTCAGACAAACTACTGTTTGATTGACCTGGGTGAGACTATCGGGAACCGGAACAAGATCAATGATCAAGATTCCAGAGTTATTTGGATCAATAAATTGAACTTCAAACACACGATTTTGAACCTGGGTGTCAATGTCCGCAGCAAAAATCACCCGTGTTCCGGTAACAAATTGATACCCATCAACTGCATAACCGCGTTGTCCATTGATGTTGGAGAATGCGTCTGTTTCAGTAAAATCAATAATGTTTATTGGCAACTTACCTTGTGTACCAAAATTATAAAGTTCTGTGCCTGCACGTATTTCAACAATGGGGCGTTTTGCTCGAGTATTGTTGTCAAGCACTGCAACTTGATTTGTGTACTCGGCAGTAGCGTTGATTACATCAATATGGAACCAACGGTTACTCCGACTCCACGCATTACGATCTCGTGCTGCACGGTTGATTGTAAGATAATCTGGAATAATTGGTGCATTTAAGCTGCCATCAAACGCAAACGCATCATAGGGAGAACTACTGAACGGGTCAGTGGCACTACGAGTATATGTTTCGGGTGTAACAAGTTCACGTATTGGAATTAATTGAATACCATTGCCACGGGTAGCACCAGCAATTCCTGTAGCAGGCAATGCTGCGCCGGCGGGCCCGCCGGCGCCAGGGTTGGCCAAGCTCTCGGCTACAGTGTCATAGATATTCTGTTGGTACTCGGCTGCATTATATTCCAGCCCTGTTCTCTTTTGATTTTGATAGTAGTGCCATGTCCCAAAGTATGCCTCGCCGTCAATAAATCCCACACGTAAATCAATACCCGGGCCGGTTCCAACTCCCTCAACATAGAACGAAAGTGTTTGAAATTCCGGTGGCTCGACTAATCCACGCAACTGAATTTTAAGCCCGTTAGTAAACACCACTCCATTAGGGCTGGTGTATGTACGTGCTCCGATAATCTCATCAATGTCAAGTGGCTCGTTTTGCTCAGGATCAACAAGACGGATACGCCCGAACATCTCCGGAGAAGTACTGTCTTGGTAGTACAATGTATCCAGCACAGCAGTTAGCAAGGGAATTTGTTCAAAATACCCTTGTGCTGTTTTATACCATTGTGTACTACTGTACTGGGTACCAAACGAAATTTGAAACTTATCAAAAATTTCAATCGGACGGATTGCATTTAATTGCATGTACTGGCGGTCATCACCATCAGTGATGTACTGTATCTGCCAAACGGAATAGCGATTTGCTAAACCTGTAATTACAGTAGCTTGATCAAACAGCAAGCTGTCGTAACTGCCAGGCCAGTCGTCAAGCGGATCAGGGTCATTAATCGGGGCAGTACGAACCAGTGGATCGAATAAGGTAGTCTGAGTCCAATCTTGATCAGTGTAGTCTTGATTGACAAAAATTACAGTGCGTCCATTTAGTCCAGTAATACCATCGATGCCGCCGGGAAAACTTGCTTGAAAATCCTCAACGTAGACATTGTTTAGATCGTAGAAACTTACTGTAGTCGACACCAAGTCGGCATTTGGCACAGTTGACAATGTGTAGTAAAAGTCCTGGGCAGTCTTTAAAGGAACATTAAAGGTCACAGTACCCGAGTCGTTTCCGTTGTTAGCCACACCCAATACATCGCGGCTAGAAATGTTCGGCGAAGACGGTAACCGGCCGTTGACACCGGGTACAGTTTGAATCCAAAATCCATTCCCAGTTTGATTGACGTCGAAGTTATAGGTACCGCCACGGACCAAAGTAACGGATGGGTTATCGTCCCGTAGGCCCGTGAATCGATATGCTTTGGTATCAAATGTATCAACCCGCATAACGTCCCAAGAGTACTCTGTGGGATATTGTATTACGCCAACGTTAACACTATCCGGACCTGCAGGCAACCAGTAGTACTGACTGTAGTTTACTAGCTTGTCTAAATCACAAAACGGATCCCAGGAATAGTATTCGCTTTCAAACAATCGATCTTCTAATTGTGTATTGGCGCCTTCAAGAGCCAGTGCGTCGATCATACCCGGGTAGGTAATAGCGTCAATTGCCCGATTGGTTTCAGTTTTATAAAAAATAACACCTGGGTCAAGTTGATAGTTTGTCCTTGTCGCAGTTGGTTCAACTACATAATTGTCCGCTGGATTAACACCAGGGCCCACACGATTACCAACCCATCCATATGTCTTTTTAACCGCTGGCTCTTGTGTTAGCTGATCTAAGGTTGCCGCAAGAAACTTTTTGTTGGTTTCAGTGCGGAATATTTCTGGTAGTAAATCTACAGTTTTGCGTGCCATTATTAATACTCACCCGTTTGGCTAATTATTGTTGATATTGTAGAACCTGTTACATTAACAGGATACAGACCCGCTACTGGCGTCTGACTGCGGATATTACTCTGTGTTAGTGCTTCGATAACCTCAACATCAGACACAGTGGCTGCGCTCACAAAAATTTCATTTGGCGCCGATCGGATTTCGTAGAGATCACCGAAACTCTTTAACGGATTCAGCGGCACTAGCACGACTGAACTCACAATTGAACCCATTTGCTTGTGCAGATATGCAGATAGTTCAGAGAAGAAGAAACTGTCACCAAAATCCCATTTATCAATTGTGAAATAAGAATTAACATTGGCAATAACTTGACTCTTGATTTCGCTTATGCTAGCAGTGCTCTTGGCAGCGCGAACTACTTTGATAGTTGCACGTAGTTCCGGGACTGCTTTTGCGCCAAACAATGGTTTGAATACTACACTGTTAAGAACAATATTGTCAGATATCATCTTAAAGTCATTTAACCTGCCGTAAGCAGTGCTAAGATCAGCAATGGTCGGCATTGTCGGCATAAGCACAGTGCCAGTGGTATCCTTGATGTAATTTTGATACGCTGTATAATACTCCTGCACTACCACATAGATATCGATGATGTTAGTTGTGCCTGGATCAATTACATTAGTAAGTGCACTATTGTGGCGGTACTGATAGTACAAATCTTGTCTACCGGTACGTGCAATAAAATCAGTACGTTGCGTCAAAGTACGTTGAACAAGACCGTTAACTGTTGCTACTGTTAGTTCATAGAACAATTTTGATGTGGTAGTGTAAAAGATTTGACCGTTAATAAACTCGCTCTTAACTAACTCAATTGCATCTAGTGTAGCGTACATAGTATCAACAATTCCAGATGCCAACGGCAAATATCTCTCTAGATTATCAAAATCGGTTACTAGTTGTAAAAACACTAATTTGGTGGTGGGACTAACACTAGGTGCAATTAAATCATCAAAAAAGTCAGGGTTGTCTGCTACACCATCTGCGTCACTATCTGCAAAACTCACAACAACTTGATAGTCATTAACAAACCCATCACTTTCGATTGGCTGTGCAATGATATCCATTACAACATCAGACGGCAATGGCAGGTTTGAATCAGGACGACTATTGCTCTTGAGAGCCCGAACAAAGTCATTAATTACTAGCCCAGTTTTGGGATCATAGACTTTTTCGCTGCCGTCAAAAAAGAACCGTGTCTCAATGACACTAGCAAAGAGGTAATTAAGCCCACGGTTAACCACAGTGTACTTGATTCCATTTGTTGTGAACTGAACTAGCCAAGAAGCATCAAGATTTAATCCTGCAGTGTTTTGTGCATAGGTTAGACTAAATGTTGAGTCGGCTGCTAAGTTTGTGCTAGTAATAATGTACCAAGATGCATTGAGGTAATCGTATCCGAGTCCAAAATTACGTGCTAGTTCAACTTGTTGCAGTATCTGTTGTTGAATTGTGTTAGGCAGATCATCAACAAACTTAGGAATAACTTCTAATGCTAATGCTCCAGTAGGCACAAAATTGTTTAGTGCAACCGGACCTATCCCGTCGGGCAAGTTGCCTAACCCTTGTGCTGTGCCATCTAATACGACTGCGATTACTGTTGCCCAAATAACTATCTTATCTCCCGGAGCAGTAGGTGTGCCAGCAATCAAACGATTGTTACTGTTGAAATAATAACCGGCGGGCGGCCCGAATTTGATTAAGCTACCTTGTGTAAGATATTTGCAATTGTTAGTGGTATAGACACCAATTGGTTGCGGTAACCCTTTGTTATCTTCGAAGTAACCAGTGGTTTGATTGACCACAGTTGTGGTTTGTTCCCAAGACGTGCTGAGTACAGCAAGATTAGGTCTTGGAAAGTTAGTTGGATTGTAGTAAAACTGTAAGATGCTACGGCTGCCCAGAAGTGGCTCAACTGTTTGTGTAAGAACATCTACAATGTCATTAACATTTATCCAGTCAAATTGAAAACTTGGCAATACATTTTCACGGTATAACACTCCGTCGCTACCAAAAATATTGGTGCTAGAATACTTGCCTGTGACGTCAGTCAAGTCAGTGTAGCGGCTAGTGCCAGTTGAACTACGTGCAACTGCCTTGCTCTTGATAATTGAGTTGTACTGTGTGAATGGAAAGTTGTTGTAGTCTTCGCCATTGACCATACGGTTCTGAGTGTAGTAACGTGCAGGAGCACGTTGCTTGATCTCATCGATTGTTTCACGACTCTGGGCATTGCTTACCGGAGTAGTAATGCCGCAATTTAACGTAAGTGTTTCCAGGCGCCCATAGCGACTGACATAACTCACTTGGATTGCTACAGACTGCATTTCTTCGGGATTGATAACATACTCAAGCCCGTTGCTGGCTCGAACATATGCACGGAAAATCCCAACCGGGATTTCTGCAAATACGCCGTCACCAAATGTCAGTGTGATCTGATCGTTAGCTCTGCTGGTAATGCTGTAAGTTTGCCGTTGATCCGGTGCCAACTGATTAACTGCAGCCGCATAGGTATTTTCCACATATAACCACTCACTAGCAATGCTGCCTAGGCCATCCAGCTTGTACAGCCAATGGTCCTCATCGTTACAGCCTTCGATGTTGATGTTTACTGTGCGATTAGGCAATGCCTCGGCCAAGTTGAAGTCTTGGTTTTGCAATACACCTTGTTTGAACAGAAAGAAAAATCCAGTATTATTACTTCCAAACCCTAGTTGGTCATTTCGGTACAGCATATTAAATGCACCGCTGGGTTTTGGAGCTGGTTCGTATACATAGTCTTTGCCTTGCGAGGTCCCGCTTACTGCTGCAAAAGGCATAGTGATGCCATCTACACTAGAAGTATAGGGTACTACTGGCAAAAAACCCGGGACAAGATTGAGAGTGTACTCGTCTGTTCGAATCCCCAACAGAGTTTGATCATTAGCCGGTCGGCCAAACTTTTGACTGTCAACAAGAGAAGCATTAACGATAGCGATGAACTGCTCGAACCAATTTGGATTAGTTGGATCGTTCCAGTCAATAGTTAAGTTACTGAGATTTACGCCGTTGTAATCAATAACGCTTTCGCTAGTCGAAATTGAAAATACTTTAAGGAATCCTTGCGCTGCCTGATTACGTTTGGGTGTATAACTAACCAAATTAGCCAGGCGTACCACGCTGTCACGTCGCTCGGCAGTGTCTAAGAAGTTTTCGCGGGCGTTTAAGTCATTGCGGAATGCCAGCGACTGTCCCATAAATGCCATAACGTCCAGTAAGGCAACAAATTCTGACGATTCAATATAGTCGTTGAATGTCTCTGGATAGTAAAGTCGCAGATAATCTATGAAACTTTTTCGTAATGTTTCAAAGTCGTAACTTTGAAAATCGGCTTCGCGATAGGTCTGATATAATCTCTTCCAGTCCTCTACGCCGAATATAGCAGTTTGTCGTGCAGTCTTAGCCATGGTCGCCCGTCTGTTTAAGTATTTATGGTTGTCAAAACCACACAGTTTTAGACGTAGCTGGCTCGTCGGGTCTCTTGATTAAAAAATATAGATAAAAGTTCAGTAGTTTGATTTGGTACCAGCTGTACCAAGACTTCAATTAACATGCCGTTTTCCTGAGGATATAAGTTAGCACTGGCAATGTAAATCCTAGGGTCTTGGCCAGCAACACGCTGTATTTCGGCAAGTATAGCAACTTCTGTGTCCCGTGTTTGATTTTCAAACATGTAATGCCAGATTGTAGTACCGTAGGCCGGCCGACCCGGTAGTTCACCCTGTTGGATATTGAATGCGTTTGAAAGATCACGCTTGATCAATGCAAAATCCAGTAGTGTGAATTTTTTGAATTGATTGATAGTATTAAATCCAATGAAGGTCGACATGCTAATATTTATTATAGAAAACGCCGAACAATTGGACCAAACGCAATTGCCGGGATTTTTGGATCACCTAATATTGACTTAGCTGCTGCATCAACACTGGTTCTGTCCACTGTGCCTACAATTCCCGCTGGGTTAAAGGCTGCCTTGGCTGCTGCTTCTGCGCCGCCAAGTAATCCCCCTAGCCCTCCGACAATTCCTCCTAGGCTACTGCCCACACTACCAATTGCTCCAGATAATGCACTATTGAGTTTGCCTGTTAACGCTGCGGTTGGGTTTCCAAGTGCCCCTGTAATTTTTCCACCGATACCGCCTAGTGCGCCTTGTAACTGTCCAGTGATGCTGCCGACTGCACCCGAGGTGCTACCTAGGCTGCTTAACGCACTAGCGGCACCACCTAGTGCGCTCGAAGCTGCGCCACTTAGTGCACCAGTGACGCTACCTAGTGCTCCTGATGCTGCACTACTTAAAGCACCAGTAGCCCCACTTAATGCACTCGAGGCTGCACCACTCAGGGTACCTGCTGCTCCAGCAATAGAACCTCCTAGTATGCTAGTAGCCTGAGTAGGTAAGCTACCAAGACCAGGAATTTTGTTTAGCATAGCAGGTGCATTAGCCAAGTCTGTTATAGTTTTTAGAGCCGGGTTGTCTGCTAACGCTGGAATTTTTGCAAGACTTGCAACACTGCCAATCCCCGGTAATGAACTCAATTGATTAGTAACCAAGTTGACTGCTTGCTGGCCACTCTTGGCAACGTCATTAATCTGCCCCACAAGGCCTGCCGGAGCTTTACCTGCTGCCCAGGCTGCTACATCAGTTACGCCAAACTTGCTTGCTGCTTGCACTAACCCGCCCAAGTTCTTTGCTGATTCTAGGCCAGTTACCACACCGAGTTTTTTCAATTGCGACATCCCGGCATTCATAACACTTTGTTGGGCCTCGCTTTGAAGCTTAGAGTTAGTAACAAATCCGCCTAGGTCAGAAACTCCGTTCTTGCCGGTCCACATTGAGGGACTAGCAAGTAAGCTTTGCAATTTATCAGGATCAACACCGGCACTGAAGTATGTTGCTACTGTTCCAGGTTTTAAAAATCCCTGCTGCTCAAGTTGACTCGGGCTCAGTCCATATGTGCCTATTCCAGCTGCTAGTGGTGATGTACCAGAGGGAAGTGCTGATCGTGCTGTTGCGGTAAGAGATTGGGCCTGTGCTAACAGGCCTGTAACTTGCGAAGTATTCAACGATCCAATCGAGATACTGGCTACGCCTTGCTTTAACACATCTGATGCAGACACAGCTTGTAGAATTGGTACTGTGGCTAATCCTGCTATTGTGGCTGCTGTACGTGTCCCTATAGCAGATAATCCTTTTAATGCTTGCCCTGGGCCAATTGCACTCAATGACCCAGAGTTGAGCTGCCGCTCGTATACAATTTTTGCCTGCTCGGGAGTTGTATCGTTTGGCACTGTTACGGTATAACTGTTACCGTTTGAATTTGTAAAATTAAAATCTTTCATTGCGGGTTAGATTCCTCTAATAGATTAAGTTTTTTTATTACAAAATTGGCAAACTTGTCGCTTTCACCAGGACTATAATGAAATCTTGGGAGCAGAAGATTGCGCTGCGAAATCTCGTGATCCTGATGGCTAGACATTAACGCTCTATAATTGAATTCTGTTACATTTACTTTGTTAACTGCAGGCAACCAATTGATATATCTTTCATAAGCGTGTGCAAACAATGGATCAACAAACACTACAAACGGAATTTGACTTTGTTGCAACTGACGGCAAGCATCACTAATAATCCAACAATCTTGTTGTTGTTTTACATTCGAATCATATAGATTTAACATGTATAATTTCAATGCAGCCACTTGCTCGTGATTTAATTTATAAAAATCATTAACTTTAGCTTCAGGAAAAGCCAAATTATTCATTGATTCACTTATAATAGTAGGGTCTTTTAAAAATTCATGTTTGCTTGACAAATCGGGGTGAGGACTGTACTGTATATTTGAAAGCCCCCGAGCTGGCCTGTACTGACCAGGTTGTCGTGAATGCCATGTTTTCCAAGAAAATATCCGTTTAATATAAGCCCTAATGTTTTCGGAGTTATCATCTACGATTGGCATTTCAATTCGATCATGTGTATCAGTGCCTACTACTACGTAGTCTGCTCTTAGTTCAATGGCTTTATAAATTTGAAGAGCTATAGTAAAATTGCTGCAACCACCTCGAGCTAGACTTACTAAATCAAAGTCGACTTTGTTTGCAAGTTTTTCTCCAAAGCTTAATCCTGGGTAGTCGAGATCGGATGTGAACCAACTGGCTCCGCAGATTGCTATTTTTTTACGAGTAGTCATTATGCTGCAGGCACCTCTTCTGTTACGGTAGTATCCGGCGGTACTTCTTCAGTTACTACATCATTAGCTGTTGTATCAGCCTCTACAGGTGCGACCCCTCGATTGTGATATGCATACGGCTCGTGTGTGGGTGCCCGTGTCACAGAACTTATCAGTGTGCCGGGCTCGACTTTCCAACCTTCATTGGCAACAAATTTTACGTCAGGCAATTCCTTATCGTCAATCTTGACTGCAGGCAGTACATTAGGAGGTGGGCCCGAGTTAAGCCCAATAGTTGTACCCTTGAAGTTCAGTGTGCTTTCAGAATTCCAGCCGCCAACACCAGC